ACGATGTGAATCTCCAGCGAATGCCCCAGCATCTGCAGGACTTCCAGCAGAGCGGCCACAGCACCACCACGCCGAGCCATCCAATCGGCGGCATACCGAGCCGATGCGCCGGGGTCCATGAGCACCCTGAGCACCTTCTCAGGCTTGTCCTCAGGCTCCGTCGGGAAGGCAATCATGCACTCGGGGTGACCCGTCATGAAGATGCCCATATCAACGGCGGCACCAGCGACATCCATCGTCGGGACGAAGGTGAAGTCCACGACCTCGGACACCTTGTCCATGACAAGGGTCCGTGTCGCATCCACGATTGGCCGAGCCTCATGCCAGCCGTCCTTGGCGAGCCGCAGAGCGGCATCATGATTCGGCGTGCCAGCCCAATGATCGTCCCCCGAATCATACGGGGCCATATTCTCGGCGTAGCCGACGAACTCGGCCAGCGAATCGAAGCGGTCAATCATCGTGTCCATGATTCCTCCAGTGTGTGTGCGGTTGATTGATTGTGGGTGGGTGGGTGCTGAGGTCACAACGTGACCCCAGTACCCTCCAGCACCTTGCGAGCGGTGTCCGAGGTGTCACCCTTCAGGATGGCATCGACTGCCGCCGAGCGGAATGATTCGCCGATGGCGACCAGCGTGGCACCATCGAACGCCGACCGTGGCGTGATCACCACATTGTTCAGACCGTAGGTCTGAGCGTTCCGACGAGCCGTCCTCCAGAGGGCGACCCACTGTGAACGCTTGATCTCGCACTCCAAGCGAGCGGTCACACCCTCAAGCACGACCCTCTCGTCAAGGACCAACTCGGTCATGACGAAGCGGTCAAGGAACGAAGCGTCCTGCTTGATACCCTTCGGGTATTTCGGCGTCGGACCCTGCCCCGTGTCGTTGGCGGCGGCGATGATGATGCAATCATCATGACGGTCAATCATCGCATCAGGGAAGGCGACCTTGCCATTGGCAAGGGCCATGTTGATTCCAGCGGCGAGGTTCGGCGTAGCCGACGAAGCCTCATCCAGCAGGAAGATGCCACCGTTCTCCCAAGCCTCCCTGAAGGGAGTCCGAACAACCTCGCCCCTAGCGTCGGTGTACCCGAAGAAACTCACCTCAGTGAGTTGAGCGGTCACAGACTTGCCGTAGAACGGCAGGCCAAGATGCTCGGCGATTTGGATGGCCAGCGTCGTCTTGCCGGTCCCAGCCTCACCGTGGAGCCACGGGGTCAGGCCAGCCTGCACCCTTGCCAGCACCTTGCCGAAGTCCTTGTGCTTACCGTCGTAGACGGTCGGCGTCGGCTCTGGAGTCGGCTCCAGCACCGGCACCGAAGGTGCCGGAGTCGGAACCTGACCACCAAGAACTGCGTTCTTGATAGCCGTGAACAGTTCCTCGTTCGTCGAAGCCTTCGGCATCGACAGGTGAAGATTGGCGGCGGCTCGGCGCAGTTCCTGACGAGACAACTCGTCAAGACGGACCCAGACACAAGCCTCACGAGGAACGGGCCTCGTAGAGGCCCCGAACGACACGGCAACGACAACCTCGTTGTCGTCGTCGAAGTCCACGGTCACCTCAGTGACCCAGCGAGCAGGGATAGCACCCATGTTGATTACCTCCAGTAATCGGTTGTGGTTGATTGGGTTTCACCACCGAAGGTGGTGAGTGGTGGAAGCGGAATCGAACCGTCAACGAACCCAAAGGGTTCGGTACTGCCTGTACCCACCGAACTGTGTACGCTCCAATCGTGCCGTTCGGACCAATAGCCACCGTCGCTCCCAATCAACGACTGAGCCCGATGCCGACTGCCACGCCGACACCGTTAGGTGTCGCTACCACCTAACCCAATCGTTGACCTTCGGTCGAACGATAGCCTACGGACTTGCCCCAAGAGTCTACCGACCAAAGGTCGGGCTACTACGGAACTCACCGAAGGTGGGCCAATCACCTAGGTTCCTCAAGCGCCATGTTTCAGGCCCCTCGGCTTACCTTCGGTAAACGCTACCACACCTCCTACAGCCTCAGCGTACCCGCCGCTTCCGAGCCTCAAAGAAAGGCTCCACGGACGGACTGTGCTGCTTGTGTCGTTTGCGACTGGACTGCTTCGGTCGTCGCCGACTGATTCCAAAGGTAGCGTCGCCGACCGCCGAAGTCAAATCGCCGACCATGCGCATAATGCCTATACGGTCGGCACACGCATGTGCGACACCGCAGGCGGAACTGCGCACGGTGTCAATCAATCGTGCGGCCCGATTGTTGATTGGTCGTTTCGACCCGAAATCCGCGCTGAAATGGGCGGATGGGAGCACGGTCGGCCTCGGGCAACACGACCTGCACGCCGCACGGGGGGGTACACGGGGGGGTGCGCACGCTCGCGGGTGTATGATTCTAACTGTTCAGGGCCAGAGCACCCTATTGGATACCCCCACCCTTGTTTCGTTAGGAGTCCCGTTGCTGTTTACATTTTGTAAAATGTTACAGGGTGCGGTTCTGGATGGACCGTTTGATGTTGTGGGCCGCTATGGAGATGATCGTCCAGAACACTAGGTTCAATCCGATCAATGCTCCGAGGATGGCGGCCATCGTGTTGCGAACATCTACTAAGGTGTACGGTTTGTTTACCATTTTACTTTGTCTGCCCAGTATGCTGCGCTAAGTTTGCCTTTGGCGATGTTGGAGGCGTGTCGGGCTTTGAATGATCGGCGGCGAGCCGCATAGGATGCGGACTCGCCTTTCTTCTTGGGGGAACCAGATACGCCTTGCTGACCGAATCTGATGGTTTTGATTTGGTCGCCCTGTTTAGCGACAACAACATGTGATTTGGTCGGATGGTTCGGTGTCCGTTTCGGCTTGTTGTAGCCACTGACTCCAGCACGTTTCAGTCGGGGATCGGGTTTGTTCGGCATTACCGTGCCTTTCTTGCTGATCGGGACGCCTTCTTGGCTTTCGGTGTGTTCGCCACAAACTGTTTCCCAGCCTTGGTTCCACGCCGCTTCTTGTCGGAGGTAGCCTTGTATTCGGCTGCGCTCAGTTTAGCACGCGCCTTCCTAGGCAGATACCGTTCCCCCGTAGCCTTGGGGCCTTGAGTGGACGGCTTACCAGACTTCGTACCCCAGTCCTCTTTCGTCCATTTGGACAACGACTTCTGGGATTTCGTTTTCCCACCTTTGTATCCGCCACCAGCAGCCTCATACCGTTGGGCCAGAATCTGCGCCTTACGGGCAGACCACTGGCCCGCCTTACCACCCTTGGTTCCCGCCATCACTTCTTTCTTCAAGCGTTCCCGCAACTGTGGTTTGTCATAAGCCATTCGTGACGCTCCCTGTGGTCGCTATGGTAAATGGAACAACCGCCCTTAGGGGGCGGTTGTTACCATATCATCTTCTATATACAGGTGCTCCGTTCTAATAATTTTATGGGATTTGAACAAATTGTAAACCGATATCGGAAACACAGATACCCCCATAGCGAACACAGATCGATTAGAACGAACACACTAAGGGTGATGGCAGAACGAACACAAATGCTGGACGCCCGCCAAGAGGAATACTTGAACTGGCTACTTGCCCCTGCGCATGAGCGTACCCCTACAACTCAGGTAGAGTTCGCTCGGCATCTCGGGGTTGATTCGTCAACTTTGCGCAGATGGGAAAAGAAAGAGTATTTCAAGAAGGAATGGGAACGTCGGGTCAACGATCTTCAAGGTTCACCTGAACGCACCCAACGGCTGTTGGATGCGTTGTACAACAAGGCGTTGGGTGGCGACACCCGTGCAGCCACCTTGTATCTGCAGGCAACCCACAGGTTGACTCCTGCACCGTCATCAACATCTGCTTCCAAATCAATGGGCGAATTGTCCGACGAGGAACTAGACCAGTTGATTGGGAAGATGGCTGAACGAGAAAAGCACAGCCGTCAACTGAAAGCCATCTAGTATGATAGAATGCGGCAACTGCGGGATGGAATACCCGCCAACCGCAACACGGTGGCGATGCCCCGCATGTGGATACAAAGACACATGCTGCGAGGGTGCGCCCGCACATGGAAGATTAGAACGATCCACCTTTAGTAGTAGACCGAAACTTTCGGGAGATGATTATGTCGATTTCTAATTATGCTGAGAACAAACTGCTGGACACAATCGGCGGTACGTCGTTCTCTGTCACCACCCCTTATTTGCAGTTGCACACTGGTGATCCCGGTGAGGACGGCACCTCCAACGCCGCAGGCGAGACGACCCGTCAAGCCGCCACCTTCGGTGCGGCCTCTGGTGGTTCGATGACGACCACGGCGAACGTGACTTGGACGAACGTGTCCACCACGGAAACCGTGTCGCACTGGTCTGCTTGGGATGCCAGTTCGGCTGGCAACTGTTTGTGGACCGGCGCTCTGACAAGTTCCGCTAGCCTTGAGGCGGGGGATACGTTCCAGATTACCAGCCTGACTTTGACGTTGGACTGATATGGCAACGAACTTTCCTGCCAGTCTGGACACGTTGACGAATCCGACTTCTTCGGATTCGCTAAGTTCGCCCAGCCATAGTGCGCAACATGCGAATGTAAATGATGCTGTTGAGGCTTTGCAGGCGAAGGTGGGTGCGGATTCGTCGGCTGTCACTACGTCGTTGGATTATAAGGTTGCCCAGTTGGAGTCGGATGTTGCTGGGTTTACGTCGGGCAAGATTTTGCAAGTTGTAAACTCAACCCATTCGACGCAGGTGCTTGTGTCGTCCACCACTTATGCGGCTACTGGTGTCGCGGCGACCATCACGCCAACGTCGGCAACGTCCAAAGTGTTCGTGATAATCACGAACCCGATGTTGGCATGGAATGAGAACAACGGGACGACGGATAGCGGTCGCGGCTTGTCGAAGTTGTATCGTGGCGGCTCCGAGATTCACAACTTCGGACAGTTCGGTTACAACGCCAACGAACTACATCCCCGTGACATTCGATGGAACGGGACGCTTACGTTTATGGACAGTCCAGCGACGACAAGCGCGACGACGTATGAGCAATACATCGCAAGCAACGGCACCGCTTGGTCGGTGTTTTCGTGCTACAGCAACGACACCGCAAGTATTACTCTGATGGAGGTCGGAGCATGATTGACTACGCCGCAGTAATCCGAGCCAACTACCCCGGCTCCGAATACGTCCTTGTCGGTGACACTTACGACGGGCTGACATGGCTGTCAGACACGCCGAAGCCGTCGCAGGCCGAGTTGGATGCGGCATGGCCCGCCGTCCAACAAGCCGCACAGGACGTTGTGGCCGCCAAAGAAGCGGCCCGTCAGTCCGCTATTGACAAGTTGGCCGCATTGGGACTGACCGTTGACGAAATCAGTGCCGCTTTCGGATTGGAGAATAACTGATGGCTACCAATTTTCCGTCGTCGTTGGATTCGTTCACGAATCCAACCGCAGTAGACACTCTTGATAGTCCGCCGCACGACACCCAGCACGCTGACGCTAATGATGCTATTGAGGCCCTTCAGGCAAAGGTTGGTGTCAATAGTTCTGCGGTTGCGACTTCGCATGATTACATTCTGAATCAGCCGACCGCTTTGACGTTGAAGGCTCCGTTGGAGTTGTGGACCATTTCAGCAACAACGGCCACAGGAACCGTGAACGTCGATTTGCTAACGTCTGGCGCTCATTACTTTACGGCTGATGCAACGGCGAACTGGACGTACAACTTCCGAGGGGACGGGTCTACCAGCCTTGATTCTGTGTTGGCTGTCAGTGAATCGGTCACCGTTGTTCACGCAGTGACCAACGGTGCGACTGCTTATTATCCGACGGCGTTTCAGGTTGATGGTTCTGCGGTAACACCTAAGTGGTCGGGTGGTTCTGCACCAACTTCGGGTAATGCCAGTTCGGTTGATGCTTACTTGTTTACTGTTGTCAAGACTGCTAGCGCTACGTTCACGGTGTTGGCTCAGCAGGTTCAGTTTGCCTGATGCCGATTCTTGGTGCGGTCTCTCAGCCTGCTAGGGGCGCTTTCCGGTTTGGTAAGACCCGTATGCCTGAATGGGTTGAGTATTTGGTTATTGCTGGTGGCGGCGGCGCAGGCAACTCTGGCGGTGGCGCTGGCGGTTACCGCTCGTCGGTTGTAGGTGAAAATTCTGGCCGCAATTCGTCTGCCGAAAGCAGATTGGTTCCCGCAGAAGATACCAACTACACGGTAACTGTTGGCGCTGGTGGAGGTAATTCGGGCGGCACCCCAGGCAGCAACTCTGTGTTTGCTTCCATTACAAGCACTGGCGGGGGCGGCAACGCCCCCGGCGGGTACCCCGGCACCAATGGAGCGTCTGGTGGAAGTGGCGGCGGCGGTGAAATCTTTGGCGGCGGTTCCCGAAGTGGGGGAAGTGGAACTGCTGGTCAAGGTTACAACGGTGGTGGCGCAAGTGGTGAAGGAGTCGGTTTTGCGGCTGGCGGTGGTGGAGGCGCTGGTGGTGCTGGCGGTTTTGCTAGCGAAGGCGGTGGAGATAACGTAGTTTTTGGTAATGGTGGCGCTGGTTTGTATTCGTCCATTACTGGCACTTCAGTTTATAGGGCTTATGGCAAAGGCACTGGAGCGGCTGTTGCAGTCGTAAATACTGGCGCTTATCGGGTATCAGGGATTGTTATTTTGAGATTCCCTGCTGGTTCTCGGCTTCCGACAATAGGTGCAGGATTGACGTACAGCGATGCTAACTCTGATGCCACATATACTGTTCTTGAATTTACGGCTGGATCAGACAGCATTGTGTGGGAATCCTGAAAGGTGACGCTGTGGCACACTATGCTCTAATTGACGAAAACAATGTTGTTGTTCAAGTTATTACTGGCAGACATGAATATGAACTTGTAGATGGCGTTGACGACTGGGAAACATACTACGGAAATTTCCATGGCATGTTGTGCAAGCGCACCTCATATAATACTTATGCTAATGAGCATGTTCAGGGCGGTGTCCCGTTCCGCAAGAACTATGCTGGCCCCGGAGCAACGTGGGATGAAGCAAGGGATGCTTTTATTCCGCTAAAAGAGTATGAGTCTTGGGTGTTTGATGAAGATGCATGCAGTTGGGTTGCCCCAGTACCCAAGCCTGATGACGGTCTTACTTACTTTTGGGACGAGATAAACCAGAGATGGTTTCAGTTTGACATAGGTGAATAATCATGTCGTTGATCTACGACGACGCCTACGGATATGACACCCCAAACATTACGTTTGAGGGTGTCGGCCCAATCAACAACGCCTATACCGACCCAAACATTGCGTACCGTTCTAGCACTGCTTCGTATCAAGGTGCAGTAGTCAAGCAGGAAACTGCCAGCGGTTCAGGTGCGGGCGGATCATCCGTCACCTATACAACGGTTGATGTGTCTGCCATTTACCGTGGCTACAGGAACCATTACACCGCATACCGTCAGTCTGACGTTCTGTATACTGGTGAGAAGGGTGCCGCCGCCGTAGGCTCTGGCACCTCCACTGGTTCGGCTGTTGGTGTCAACATCATCCCTAGGACTGCTACTGGCACTGGTGGTGCTACGGCAGGTGACAGTGCTACTGGTTTGCGTACCGCTGTCGATGCGGCCACAGGAGCGGGTTCCGGTTCTCAAACTGCGGTCGGGTTGCGTACCGCCGTGGAAACGGCCAGCGGGTCTGGTGTCGGGACACACAGCATTGTGTCTGCCAAGGCTTCGTTGCGTACCGCCAGTAGTGCAGGTGTGGGCGGCTCGTCTGTGGATGCCTTCACGACGACGTTCAAGACTGCAACCTCTAGCGGTGGTGACACTTACAGTTTGACTCAGTGGCGGAACGCAGGCAAGTCGCTAGACTTGCTGGTTGTTCTGCCCCCGAAGTGGTCTAAGCGGAAGCCGTATACTGTACCGCAATAACTTTCTATGGAACTAAACGAACTGTTGTTGGAACGTGAATGGCGTTCCTGCAAAGGTGGCGACACCCCCGACGAACAAGTCCAAGGGTTCTTCTATTTTTGTGAGAACTACTGGTTTATCCGACACCCTGAACGGGGTCGGATATTGTTTGAGTTGCGTGAAGCCCAACAGCAAACCATTGAAGCGTGGCACAACAACCGCTACAACATTGTGCTGAAGGCCCGTCAGATAGGGTTTTCAACGCTTGCGGCGGCATACGCTTTCTGGCTTGTGTTTTTTTGGTCTGACAGGTTTATTGTCATGCTAAGTCGGACGGAGCGTGAGGCCGCCAAACTATTGCAAAAATCCAAGTATGGATATCGTTGGCTACCGCAATGGATGAAGGAACGTGGCCCATCGCAGATCACGGACCACCAGTTGAAGATGGTGTTTGATAACGAATCGGCTGTCGAATCATTACCGTCCAGCAATGATCCTGCCCGTGGCGAATCGGTGTATCTGGTGATCGTGGACGAGATGGCGTTCCTACCGAACTCGGAGGAAGCGTGGGCTTCTATTGAGCCGATTGCTGATGTCGGCGGACGAATCATCACGTTGTCCACGGCCAACGGTTCCGGCAACTTTTTTCACCAGATGTGGGTTGGTTCCCAGACGGGAACCAACTTGTTCAAAGGTTTGTTTTTCCCGTGGTCTGCTGGTGACCGTGACGAAGCATGGTACGAGGTCAAGCAACGGACCACACCGTTGTGGCAGTTGCATCAAGAGTACCCTAGGTTGCCTGAGGAAGCGTTTATCAAATCAGGTAACCCTGTGTTTGATGTTGATGTGTTGGCAATGATTCAACCTGCGGAACCCGCTGTCGGTGATTTCATTTATGACAACGACGAATGGCATGGTTTGAAGGAAGCATCCGAGGGGCCGTTCCGCATGTGGGAAGAACCAGTTGAGGACGGCGTGTACGTTGTGGGGGCTGACGTTGCCGAAGGTTTATCTTACGGCGACTTCAGTTCCGCCCATGTGATCGATGCCAACAGCGGTCTTGTGGTCGCTCACTGGCATGGTCACATTGCCCCCGATTTGTTTGGTGCGTTGCTGGCAGAGTTGGGTTCATTTTACAACAACGCCCTGTTGGGCGTTGAGAATAACAACCACGGTCTAACCACGCTGAAGGCTATTCAACGGTACGGCTATAAGAATATTTATAAGCAGCGCCGACTTGCTCAGGCTCGGGCGAAACCTACTGACATTCTGGGGTGGCGCACTAGCGCCACCTCTAAGCCGTTGATGATTGACGAGTTGGCTGCCGCTATCCGTGAGGAATCATTGGAGATTCTGTGCAGCATGACTATTGGGGAGTTGCGTACCTATGTGCGCAAGGATAATGGTAGGATGACGGGCAGCCCACACGATGACCGTGTGATATCGCTGGCTATTGCTAATCAGATGTTGAAGTATGTTTGGTTGCCTGAGTATGATGCTGGTACCCCGATCCCTACGAACAGTTTGATTTGGTGGGAACAGTTCTTGATGACGGAGGAATCGCCGGGACGGGTGCCGATTTCTTCTTACAATGTGCGGAATCGGTCGAATATGCGCTAGATTAGAACGATATCGGTATTTGTGATGGGTACTTTGATCTGTGAGAATTGTGGCCGAACCTTCACGTTTGATGTGGTTCCTCGTCGGGGGGCTATTTGTTTCGGCTGTCATGTGAAGTCGGTGAACCTTGGATTTACTTATGGTAGGGACAACTTTCATGGTGCGACCCTCAGGGAGCGGGAACGTGATATCCTTGGCAATGCTGAGGCCAATGGCGTGGTGCCAGAACGTGTGAATTGATTTGCCGTGGCGTCTTGGTTGCAGATCGTGTTGGCCGTGTTGGCCCCCAGTGGCATCATTGCCACGTTGATTGAAAAGACACGACGGGAAAACAATAAGGATCATGCTCGCAACAGTGAACTGTTGCATCGCATTGATTATAAGGTTGATAAGATTGATGGCCGATTGGATGACCACATTGAGTGGCATCTAGATAGGGAGAACTGATGAACTATAAGGATGCTTTCCACAGGGCGGTTGCTACGTTTGTTGCGGGTGCTACTGCTTCGCCGTTGACTGCCGCCGTGTTTGATGTGTCGTTCTTCAAGGCTGCCGCTATCGCTGGTGCGATTGCGGTGTGGAACCTTGTTGGTCGTGTCGCCCAAACCTATATCAAGTCCTGATGGCACGCCCTAGTAATAACGAGATTCTTGCGAAATATCGCAAGAAGATTACGCAGTCTAAGCGTTGGCGGCGTGAGGAATATTATGATGATACTTGGCGTCGTCTGGTGGACTTGTATCAAGGCAAGCATTACGAGCATTACGCCGAGGAAGATCGCATTTTGGTAAACCTTGCGTTCTCTACGGTGAACGTGATTGCCCCGTCGATTTCGGTGAACTATCCGAAGATCACGGTGAATGCTGTGAATCCTGATAATGCAGGTCAGGCTGTTATTGCTGAAGCGGTGGTGAACTATTGGTGGCGGCACCGAAACTTCAAAGATCATTTCCGTTCCGCTGTCAAAGATTTTCTTATTGTTGGTCACGGCTGGTTGAAGGTCGGGTACCGTTATGTTGAGGAGGAACGTGTCGGTGACTTTGAAGATGTGTCGGATGCTAATGTTGAGGAGAATGTCACTAGCACGACTTTGGTGGTCACGAAAGATGAGCCGTTCGTAGAGCGTGTTTCTCCGTTCGATGTGTTCGTTGACCCTGATGCGACCAGCATGGATGATGCCAAGTGGATTTGTCATCGTGTTCGTCGCACGTTGAATGATGTCCGTACAGATAAACGGTACGCCAAGAATGCCCGTGAGGATGTGCCTGCGGTTTCGTATGCCCGTTACACTGATGATCCTTCGTCCCGCAAGATTCATGACAAGGACGAAGGTTATGCCGATGTGTACGAGTTTTATGATTTGAAGAACAACACGGTGTCGGTGTTTGCTGATGGTGGCGAATCATTCTTGATCAAGCCGAAGAAGCAGCCGTATGCGTTCGGTCATCCGTTTGTCATGTTGCGGAACTATGACATCCCTGATTGTTTCTACCCGATGGGCGATTTGGAAGCAATTGAGCCGATGCAACGTGAGTTGAATGAAACTCGCACCCAGATGATGAATCATCGCAAACGGTATGCCCGCAAGTATTTGTACCGTGAAACGAACTTTGATTCAAACGGTCGTGCCGCTTTGGAATCGGATGAAGATAACGTGATGGTCCCTGTGCAGGGCGACATGCCGTTGGCTGATGCGGTTGCTCCGTTCCCCGCGCTAATCAACCCGCCAGAGTTCTACAATCAATCAGAGTTGATTCGCACTGATATCGAATTGATTTCTGGTGTCACCGAGTTTATGCGTGGCGGCGTATCGGAGATTCGCCGCACCGCTACCGAGGCGGCGTTGATTCAGGATGCGCAGAACGCTAGGACTGCGGACAAGTTGGCCGTCATCGAAACGTGTATCGCCAAGTTGGGTCGCCGTGTTCTTCAGTTGGCCCAGCAGTTTATGACTGGCGAGCAGGTGGCTCGCATCACTGCCCGTGATGGCGAGCCGATGTGGGTCACGTTTGACCGTGACTATATTGACGGCGAGTTTGATTTCGAGGTGGCGGCTGGATCAACCCAGCCGACTAACGAAGCGTACCGTCGCCAGTCTGCATTGCAGATGGTGGACGCTATGGCACCGTTTGTTTCCGCTGGTGTTATTGACGTAGCCAAGTTGGGTGCCTATGTGTTGCAGTTCGGGTTTGGTGTGAAGAACCCCGAGATGTTTATGACCACCCCCGAGCAGCCACAGCCTGACGAGATGGCGATGGGTGCGCCTCCGATGCCCGCCCCTCCTGTGGATGCTATGGGTGCTATGGGTGCTGGTGCTCCGCCGATTGATCCTATGATGTTGGCGGCTTTGGCGGCTGGGCAGCCCCCCGAGGGTGCGCCCATGCCGCCTATGATCTAATTTTTAGAACGCATTTTCTATATAGTAGAGCAACCTGAGTGGACTCTGGATAGGAGACTTTGTGTCTGAAATTGAAACTACTGAAGTTGGTCCCGAATCTGTCGGGGAAACCACGGGAGTAGAAACAGGAGAAGTTGATTCTCCGTCTTACGAGTATGTTGATCCGACTGCTTTCGATGGAAAGTATGTCAAGGTCAAGGTTGATGGTGAAGAACTGGATGTGCCTTTCAGTGAGGCGCTTCAGGGATATCAACGTCAGGCTGATTATACTCGCAAGACTCAAGAGTTGGCTTCTCAACGGGAACAGTTCCAGTTTGCGCAGACTTTGCAGCAGGCTCTTGAATCTGATCCGCAAGGCACCTTGCAGGTGTTGTCCCGTCATTACGGGGTAGCAGCAGCCCAGCAGATGGTGGCGGATGCGCAGCCCGAAACCCCACAGTTCGATGATCCTTTGGAGCAGCGTGTGTGGGAAGCCGAGCAGCGCCTACAGCAGTATGAGACAGAGCGTGCTAACGAGCAGTTGCAGCGGGAAATTTCTCGTCTACAATCCACATACGATGACTTTGATGCACAGCAAGTTGTTACCGCCGCTTTGCGGATGGGAACAACCGATCTGGAGGCGGTCTACAAGCAGACTGCTTATGATCGTTTGATGCAGAAGATTCAAACGCAGGCTTCTGCCGAGCAGGTTTTGGCTAACCAGAATCAGCAGGTGGTGGATGCCAAGCGTGAGGCCGCTTTCATTGAGGGTGGTGCTTCTGCGAACGGTCCTTCGGATCAGCCTGTGGGGAAGGTCGGTTCCATCCATGAGGCTTGGGCGCTTGCCAAGCAACAGATGGGTATGTGATCCGTTCCGTTTCTTTAGAATTGAGGTAACATCATGGCTGGTAACGCCAATTTTGATTCGTTGCTTTCGACTACTCTCGCCAACTATCGGGATCAGTTGACTGACAACATTTTCACTGCTCGTCCTTTGACGAACTTCCTGATGGACAAGGGCCGTGTCCGTATGCTGGACGGCGGCACGAAGATCGTGGAGCCGTTGGTTTACGGTCTCAACGGTACCGTCGGGTCATACTCCGGTTACGACACGATCTCCCTGACCGCTCAGGAAGGCATGTCAGCCGCCGAGTACGACTGGAAGCAGTACGCCGCTAGCATCGCCATCTCCGGTATTGAGGAGGCGAAGAACAACGGTGAGGCCGCTATCATCAATCTTCTTGAAGCCAAGATCATGCAGGCTGAGGAGTCGATGCGTGAAGGCTTCAACCAGATGTTCTTCTCCGATGGCACTGGCAACTCCGGTAAGGACTGGCTGGGCCTTGCGGCTCTGGTTGATTCGGCTGGCACCGTCGGCGGCATTGATGCCACTGGCGTTGGCAACGCCTTCTGGCAGTCCTACGAGGAGGG